TTATAGATTTACAGTTCCAAGTGGTAATGCTGGAAAATATTATACTTATTTAACTCTTGGTCTTAAAACTGGAGCAAGTAGTAATTTTGAATATGCTGGTATTTATTTATATAAAAATGGTTCTGAAGAAAGAGTAGTTTGGATTGACCTTAGAGCTGGAGATGGCAGAGATATTCCTCTCAATTTAACAACAACTTTAGATTTATCAGTTGGAGATTATTTAGAACCATACGCTTATGTTATGACAAGTTCTGGAGACCCAACTATAATGGCAGTAAGAGGAAGTACCAAACTATCAGTTTTCGGTGCATACAGGATAGGAGCATAATTATGACAGCAATTTTAAAAGTAGACACAATACAAGACACAAGTGGTAATAACATTATCAACGAGAATGCGAATACCATTACGATTGGTAAGAGTGGGGATACTACAAATATTGTTGGAACATTACAGAATGATGGTGCTGCTTTAGTCACTGGAAAAGTTTTACAAATTGTTTCAACTCAAAATATTACAGATTTTTCTACATCATCTACATCATTTGTAGATGTTACAGGAGCTACTTTGACTATAACTCCATCATCTACTTCATCTAAAATTTTATTATTATGTAATACAAATACTTATCAAAATACAATTCAAGCATATTTTGCTTTAAGATGGGAAAGAGATATTGGTGGTTCATCAACAACTTTTGGAAATGGAACTTATGGACAAAGTTTTGCAAGATCAGCAGTAGCAAATGATTTTTGGGCAGGTGTTGGAATGACATATTTAGATAGTCCAAGTACCACATCATCTATTACCTATACTGTTCAAGCATCAACAGCAGGTAGTGGAACTATGGGATTTGGAATTAACTCAGCAAATGCAAGTAATATATTTGCAATAGAAATTGGAGCATAAAATGATTTGTGAAGCTATATTAAAAATTAAATCAGACGCACAAGTTTCAGTATCTGGAACAGATATAGATACTTGTCAAATTGTTTGGTATGACAATAATCCAACTAATATTACTAAAGAACAAATTAAAGTAGCAATTTCTGAATTAAAAAACGAAGAAGCAAACGCAATAACTAAAAAAGCCTCTGGTAAACAGAAGCTAAAAGATTTAGGATTGGACGACGCAGAAATTAAAGCGTTGATAGGAACATAATATGGCGATAACTAGACTAGGCGGAGCAAATGCAATAACAGGAACACTTCCTGCAGCCAATATTAACGATACTTCAATCGGGAATATAACAGCATTACCAGCTGGTGTAGGTGGTAAGGTTTTGCAAGTGTCTAATATGTCAATAGTATCTGCATCTCAAACTTTAGCTACAGATACTTATACTGATTTAACTGGATTAAGTATTAATATAACACCAAGTTCTACATCAAATAAAATATTTTTATACACTTCTATAAATTGTCTTTCAAATGTATCTGAAGGTTTTGGTATAAGATTTATTAGAGATTCAACAAATGTTTTTACAACCACATCATCATACGCAGAATATCCAAATGTTAATAGTCATAGAACAATGGCTTCTTTTGCATATTTAGATTCACCATCAACAACAAGTCAAATTACTTACAAAGTTCAAGGTAGTAGTTTTTCAAGTAGCAGTATTGAATTTAATAATTCTGCACAATCAATTTTTTATTTAATGGAGATAGCAGGATGATAATTTCAAAAGCAATTAAAAAAATTAATCCCAATGCAGAATTTACATATCAAAATAATGATATTAGTACTATTCAATGGCTAAATGGAACAACACCTATACCTAAAGCTGACATAGAAGCTAAGATGGTAGAGTTACAAGCAGAGTATGACGCTGAACAATGGAAAAGAAACAGACAATCAGAATACCCATCAATAGACGATTGTATTCACGCATTATTAGATGGTGAAGACACACTTACAGAATTACAAGCTAAACGAACAGCTATTAAAAATAAATATCCAAAATCAGGAGCATAATCAATGCTTTTTGGTGAATCAACTTTTGCTGAAGTAGCCTTTTCGTCATCACCTCGTGATGCAAATGTCACTGTAAGTGTTATTAGAAATCAACTTAACATTACTATTGGTAGTGTAGGAATTATTGCAGATTCTATTGTAGAAAATGTTGATCCCAATAGATTAACTCTTGGGCTTGGAACTTTAAGTATTACAGGAGACGCTAATTTTGATGTTACAGGGTCTCAAGTAGCTTTAGGACTTGGAAATTTTGTAGTTACAGCAGACGCTAATGTAACAGTTACGAAAAACACGTTGACGTTAGCCACAGGAAATGTTACAGTAACAGGAACTGCATTAGTAAATCCTAATGGGTCCGCTTTATCATTAGATACAGTAGAACCAGGAATTATTACGTGGAATGATATAATACCAGGAGCAACAATGGTTTGGACACCAATAAAACCTTATTAATATGGCATCAACTTACTCATCAGATTTAACATTAGAGATAATTACAACCGGAGAAAAAGCAGGTCTTTGGGGAACAATTACTAATACTAATTTAGAAATATTACAAGCAGCAGCATCAGGTTATGTAGAAGTACCTATGACATCAGGTTCTGATGTAACTTTAAGTTTAGCGGATGGATCGTCATCTGCAAATGGTAAAAATATTTATTTAAAACTAACTGGCACAATGACAGCCAGCATTAATTTAATTATCCCTGCAACATCAACAGGGGGTACAGTTAACAGAGTTTATATTATAGAAGATGCAACAGACAGAACTACAGCAAATAATTATACTTTAAATATTAAAACAGCTGGATCCTCAAATCCAGTTCCTGTTCCTGAAGGAGCTAACTTAATTGTAAGATCAGATGGAACAGATACGGCATTAGCTTTAATTCAAAAAGGAATGAAGACTATTACTTCTTCAAGTGTAACTTCATATACAGCAGTTAATAATGATCAGATAATTGTAGATACACAAGCAAACACAGTGGTTATCACTTTACCCGCAACTCCTAATACTTCTGATGAAGTAACTATTATGGATGGTTCTGCTTCTGGAGGTTTTGCAACAAACGCAGTTACTGTGGCTAGAAATGGTTCAAATATTAATGGTGCGGCTTTAGATTATACAATGAATGTTAACAACCAATGTGTTACTTTTATCTATACCAACGCTACTAAAGGCTGGTTACTTAAATCAACAAACCAATAGGAGATAAACGTGCTTACTGAAATTAAGTTTGCTCCTGGAATAGACAAGCAAGATACCAGTGTGGGTGCAGCAGGTCGTTGGGTTGATTCTGATAATGTTAGATTTAGATATGGATTACCAGAAAAAGTAGGAGGATGGCAATCTTTATTAAATGAATCTATTGTAGGGGTTGTTAGAAAACAACACGCTTTTGTTGATAATGATGGTAACAGGTATGTTGCATTAGGAACAGATAAATTTTTATTACTTTATTTTGAAGGAGGTCTTTATGATATTACTCCTTTAAAAACAGCTTTAACTTCAGCAACACTTGCTACAACAAATGCTTCACCTATTTGTTCTATTACAACAGGAACAGATCATAATCTATCTTTAGGAGATATTATTTTATTAGATAATGTAACTTTACCAGTGGGTACAGGTTATGTTGATGCAGACTTTGAAGATAAATTATTTCAAGTAACTTCTATTACTAGTAATACAGTGTTTACAATTACTCAAACTACAAATGCTACGGCAACGGTTGCAACAGGAGGTAGCATAGATGTTGTTCCTTATGAACAAGTTGGACCTGCAGAACAGACTTACGGTTATGGTTTTGGTGTAGGTGTTTATGGATCAACTATTGGCGGAACGGGATGGGGAAATGCGGTTAATGCAGCTTCTGTAACTCTTGAACCAGGACTTTGGTCTTTAAGTAATTTTGGTCAAGTCTTAGTTGCAACGATTGCAAATGGAAAAACATTTACTTGGGATTCAGCAATAGCTGCAAGATTAACAACAAGAGCATCTACTACAACATCTGGATTTCAAACTACAAATAATCCTACTGCAACAAGAGTTACTTTAATTTCTCCAACAACACGTCACTTAATTCACCTTGGAACAGAAACTACAATCGGCGATCCATCTACTCAAGATGATATGTTTATAAGATTTTCAGTAGATGAAAATATTAATGAGTATACACCAGAGGCTACTAACACTGCAGGAACTCAAAGAATTCAAGATGGTACAAAAATTACAGGTGCTTTGGTTGCAAAAGAAAATATTCTAGTTTGGACTGATAACGCATTATATACTATGAAATTTGTTGGAGCTCCATTTACCTTTGGGTTTGAGCAAGTAGGAACTAACTGCGGATTGATAGGTAAGAACGCAGCTATTGAAATTGATGGAGTTGCTTATTGGATGGGTAATAATGGTTTCTTCTCTTTTGATGGTACTGTTAATACTTTACCTTGTTCAGTTGAAGATTATGTTTATGATGATATTGATACTACAAAAGGTCAACAAGTAAATGCTGGGATTAATAATCTATTTACAGAAGTAGTTTGGTGGTATCCAACAGCCGGATCAGAATTTAATAATAGATATGTAGTTTTTAACTATGGACAAAGTAATGGACAATTACCAATGGGTAATTGGTACACAGGAGTAAACGTTAATTCTATTCGAACTTCTTGGATTGATTCTTTAGTATATCCTAAACCTTATGCAACTGCCTATAATAGTAGTAATGATGGAACTTTTCCTGTAGTGATTGGTCAATTAGGACTAGGTGCTTCAGTATTCTTCGAGCAA